CACACTTACCATTCCAGACAGATGAACAACCTACAGAATATACTCCATAGGTTTGCCCACAATCCATACAAGTGGTGCCTGCCTGCTCAAGTCGTTTGAGTAGTGCCTTCTTCTCTTTGAGAGTCATCGGGGTGTTTCAGATAAAGATATTATAAGGCATCAGGAGGCGCCTTCAACGTCTTCTGTACCAGTTTCCAAAGTGTCACGCACTTTATCCATTACTTCATCCATAGAATATGTTTCTACTTTACCGAGTTCAATATCCTCCACCATTTGTAGCAGATATTCAAGGAACTCTTTAGGATAAACCTCATCTTCACCAAGAGTTCCCCAGAACCAATCTCTACATTCTTCTTCTGGATCTTCTACTGTTCTGGGGAGAGCATAGTTATCATAGTTGGATGTCATAAGGTCAGCCCAGATGCGAAATGTCATTCGCATACTCTGCCATCCTGTCATCCAACAGTGACCAATCCAGTATTCCCACCAGTTCAGAGTGGTTTTCATTTTTTCAGTTCCTTTCAGTGCTTTACTAAACATCAGCACTCATCCATTTCAACATAATCAAGCTGCTTTTCATCCACCTCCTTCATATAATCCCAGTTCCAAGTGCGGGAAATGAAATCAATATCAAACCCAAACTTATATCCCCAGAACAGAATACCCAGAGCAGTTCCGCTACCAGAAGTAATCTGAAGATAGGGCCAAGATGCTTGATCGTTCCAACTTACAGAAACTTGAAGTAAACTTCTACGCCTGATGTTTATAATCTGGACATAATATTCGTGTCCAAAGTCATAACGATGCTTGAATTGAATTAGATTCATTGTTCTTTAATTACACAAGATGTAGTGCATTTAAGGTCACCAGAAGACCCAGAGACCGTAGATGTATGGTGTGGGGTCTTTTCTGGTGTAAGATTATAAGACACCAACAGACCCACAGCAAATCCAAATAAAACAATAGCAATATTACGTGGATTCATTGTTATCCTCAAAGTCAAACCATTCATATAGAGAGTTCATCGCACCATCCACCACACAATCAACCACAGCATCTTCGTGTGGATTCTCTACGTGTTTATGGGCACGATTGTATCCATAACGGACACCTTCTTCCAGTGCCATCTCCAATACCTTACGAAAGTTGGGTTTCATATCAGTAAGGAAGAGACTTCAGACCATCCAGAACTTCTTGAAAGCGTTCGGCACGACTCTTGTGGTGCTCTACATTTTCTTCAAGCACACCAACAATATCGTCCAGAACGACATTCAGGGACGCATCAGTATCAAAGTATTGTTGGATTGCTTCGGCAAGATACCGCCGCCGACTCCATTCCATACTATAGGGTTTGTAGTCCATAATAATGGGTGTATTTGGGTGTATTATAGGGTATTTACTCTTGGTTGTCAAGTTCTGCCAAATAATCGACCCACCACTGGGGGTCTCTTTGATATTTCCAGTTGGGAACTTCTTTGCCGTGTTCAAAGTACCATCGCCATATTGCTTCATCGATTACTTCAGCAATCTCAATCCTTCTCTGCCTCTTCATCAACGTCTCCATATGCATTTTCCACGTAGGGTCCGTGCTCTCGTTTGGAATCTTCTCGGACATAATTGACTTCTGATACGCTAGAGGACAACCAGACAGATACTTTCATTATAAGATATATAACCGCTAGTGGAAGAAAACAAAGTGAAAGTATGACGGCGTGTTTCATTGATTTTTTCGATCATACTGATGCCACTTACACCATCCATCAGGTGAAATCTTACCTTTCACAGCAGTGCAAGCATTGGGTGGTCTCCACATATTACAATTAGAGCACTTTTCATTACCCTTTGGTTCATTCTGATATTTTGCAGTCGCTTTTGATGCTTTTTCTTCTTCTGATAAAAATTCTTGAAATGATTTCATTATTCTTTCTCCAAACACTTCTCAAATTTATCTCTCAACTCATTTAACTTAGTTTGATGTTGAAACTCCATAATATGTTCGTTAATTTCTTTTTCTTGATCAGTGAATTCCATACGATACTTTGTCTTAATATCAATCAAGCGCACCATATCCATATAATGCTCTGGACTTTTATTTACAAACTCTTCGTAGGTCAATCCCGAGTCCTCCAATCGGTTTCGTCTTCATCACGTTTAAACCAGTCAAGAAGTTCATCAGGACTATCAAATCCTCTCCTACCAAATCTTTCGTGCCCTAAACCACCAATATCCATTGAGTTTAGGAAATCATCCATTTCATCCATATTAGGGTTTTCTGCTTTACGTCTTGCCTGACGTAGTATTGTGGCAGCAGAACGATTTGCTTTCGCAAGTTTTTCTGCCCAAATCATATCTTCCAAACTCACTTCTTCGTGAAGTACAATCTTCTCACAGATTGCTTCAAGTCTCAACCGATACTGCGTAGAGAGCATAAGAATTACCAGATATAGGGTTATTTATTTTTATATTCGTCCATCAACTCTTTTGCGAGTTTCATAGAACGACGCCACATTAGATATTTTACCACAGGATTACGTGGATTGTTCAATAACCACCACTTTTGTTTCTCAAAGTTAGATTTTGCTAACTTTGCAAGATAATAAAAAGCAGCAGCGACACTATCATCCGTTGCGATGAAGTATGCCACTACTGCGAATACGATAAACCAAGCATAGTAAGTCATCGTCTTAAATTTTTTAGGTAGTCTAGCACGTGCCCACGCACTGCCATCAATTCGTGATAGCATTTCTGATTATGAGAACATTGACGAAGTTCGTGATCTGGTTTATGAACACTCTCAATAAACAGATCAAGACCACGATTCCATTTGACTTCAGGAGTTTCTTCCATAATGTGTAATACTGCTACACTATTTAACCGAAAAATTGTTCAACAGTTGAAGTTTTCTTTTTAGAAGCCTTAACTTGTTTTAAAATATAAGATTTAGCAGTTGCATAGTTGTTGGCAGTGTGAACTTGTTCTCCGTTATGAATGATAACAAATTTCTTACCCCAAGGAACTGCTGCCCACATTCCATCCTTAGTCACATAACCATTCGGACTTCCTGGTTTAGGATTAAAAATACCTTCGTTTTGGGTGTTCATCCAAATACCGCAGTTACACTGATAATTTTAGCCTTAGGATTACGAGCAAGTGCAGTTTGTTTTGCATCTTGATAGTCACGTGCTTCAACAATTTCATCAAAGACTTTACCAGCAACAAAAAGTTGAACTTTGCAGCGCATTGGGTGGATTCCTCCTGATGTGTAGGTAGTTTAGCAGAAAAATCAGCGTTTGACAACGCTGATGGCAGGTTGCCCTTGGTTGAACACGGTATCCACCACCGCTTGGACCTTCTTAGCGGTGCTGATGCCCACAGAAGAGTAGACAGGAATGCAGACCAGTCCGAAGGACTTGGTGTAGTCCTGAAGGGCACCAGGGGTGATCCTGCCGCTGCTGAGACCCTCTGCATCGTCCTTATGCAGGCGAATGACCCGCCCAATGGTCTGGGAGATCCCAATGTAGTCCATCGACCGCATAAACAGCACTGCCTCCAGACCAGACACGTTGATACCCTCAGACAGAATGCTGTGGTGCAGCACTACAAACTTCTTGTCGATGTCCTTGCCCCAAGCAGAGAGAGTGTCGAAGAACACCTCACGGTTGACCTTCTGACCGTCAATCACAGCACCAGTCTTAGACGTGATGTACATCCAGGAGAAACCACGGTCCTCCAGTTGCTTACAGAAATCAGTCTGCGAAACCAAAGAAACGATCTGCTTGGTTGCCTTGGAGCAGATCAGAACCTTGCCCACCTCCTGAGCATCAATCGTCTGAATCAGATTCTCACAGTCAACATCAGCAACGATCTGACCTTTGGAGAGCATTTCAAACTGCTGAACAACAACTTTAGGAGGAACAATGAAACCACCGTCCACCAGTTCGGGAGCAGGAACATTGCAAATCACGTTGCCATAAACGGCAGCGTCATTCATGCCAGGTTTGGAAACAGTAGCAGAATGCTTAGGAGTAGCAGTGAAGAAGTAGCAGCGGTCAGCAGTAGAAGCGAAGTGCTCCGTAGCAGGGAAAAAGTGACGCTGAACGCTGTTATGTGCTTCATCGAAGTAGATGGTATCAACGTGAAGATCTGCTTGCTGCAGGCGCTGCAGAGAGTTGTAGGTAGTGAAGATCAGTTGATGCTTGTAGGCACGGCGAGACCAGTTGTAGATTTCAGAAGGTTTGGTCGTACTTTGATGATGAGTTTCACCACTATGGACGTGCAGAACAGCAGCAGTCGTGATAAACTCAAGAAACTCACTAGACAGTTGTTCTGCCAATAGAATGCGAGGAGCAACAACTACAATAGTCTTAGGAGTATCAGATTGAAACTCACGAATCGCATCAAAGATGGCAACGTTGGTCTTGCCAGAACCAGTCGGCATGATCACCTGACCAATACGATGCTGCAGCAAGGCATCCAGAGCACGTTGCTGGTGGGGACGGAGTTTAATCACTGACCTCATTGCGTATAGGACTATTATAGCAGAAAACCTCCCCTAGTGCGACCCAGTGGACGGTTCTTAAAGTGTCCTCATATCAATAAATAATAGAAAAAACGGAAATGGCATTAAAGACATACAAAAGAATTGGAATAAGGAGAGATAGAAACTTATCCGATGTCTCAGATCCTACCGCTTCATTGAATAATCTTTTAGATACTCTTGTTGATGATGCCAATTCAACGTTTATTTCAGAAGACTTAAATCCCATTAGAAATATTTTTTCTAATGGATTAACAAACGATGGATATAGGCAGATTATAGGAAGTGCAGAAGTATTCACGGATTCTAATGGAGTTACTCAATCATTTTTCCCAAGAATTACATATCAAAATCGTTTAGATAGATTTAGATCATTCTCAGGAGAACCTAGAATTAATGGAGGTGGTGGATTAACAGCAAAATATTATGATAAAACTCAAGTTTTTGAAAATACAACAAATATTTTCTCTGGAAGCCCATTTAAAGTTGATAACTTTTGGGAAGCTGGGCAATTCACTTATAGTGGAAAAATCACTCCAGAATCATCTGACGTGAATGGTGGTGTAGAATGGGAAGGATACTTTATTCCAACAGATACAGGAGCACATACTTTTTATGTGAATGGAAGCGCACTGTTAACTGTCGATTTTCAAACTGAAGGATATGTTTCTGGTGTTGGAACATACACAGAGGCATCAAGAGTTGGTTTATCCAGTGTTTTTTCTGGTTCTGGTACTATCGACACAAACACGATTACACTAGCAAGCCCTGCAAATACAAAACATATCGGTATTGGGCAAAGTGTCTCTGCTTCGGGTATTGTTGCTGGAACAACTGTTGATTCCTATGATAGAGATAGTGGTATTATAACACTTCTACCACCTTCTGGTAGCACATATGCACTTTCTTCCAATGTAAGTGGAAATATTACTTTCTTTAAAACAATCGGGCAAAGCACCCAAGTTTATTATACCACATATGTTCTTGAAGCTTATCAAAGATATAGAATTCGATTCAGATATTATGTTCCACAGTCAGTGGATGCTATTAGTGCTCAGAGAAATATTAGTTTTCTTTTAAGAAGACCAGGAGGTTCATCAACTGAATTTTTAAGATATCAATATCTTTATGATATAAATTATGATTTCAGTGATAGTTCAAAAGGTTCTTTTCCAATCTTCTTAGATAATTCAATTAATTTTGGTGGAGGTACAATCGGAGGAACAGCAAGTTCTAATGATTATGTAAGAATTCAAACTTCTAAAAAAGTTGATGTTACCTATCAACCAAAAACATCTCTTGATGCTATAACGAAAGCAACTACAACAGGAACAACGGTTAATTCATCAAAAGTTATAACGATTTCGAATACATCTGGAATTGAAATTGGTAATTATGTATTTGGAAATGCAATTCCAACAAACGCACGAGTATCTCAAATTGTTATCAATAATTCAGTTATTTTAGATACGAGCGCCACAGCATCAGGAACAGAGACACTCACTTTCATTGATCATCGGGGATTTGTTAAAAGAGCAGTTGGAAGTGGAAGTGCTGGATCGTTCACATTAAGTAGTGGTGATACAACTAATTTAAAATCTGGAATGGTAATCATTGGTTCTGGAGTTCAAGCATACACTGGAATTACAACAACAGGATCAGCATCTGCATTCACGATATCTCCTTCACAGACAGTTGGTGCAGGTACAACTGTTTATTTTTATCAATCAAGAGGATTGATTAATAACGCACTTGATGCTTTCTGCCTTCCAGCAAATACTTCCTGTTTGATTGTTTCTTCACTCACCTCTTCTGGATCAACTGTAATTCCAGTTAATAGCACCACAGGAATTTCAAATGGTTGGACTGTTCAAGGATTCCAATTTGATTCTGGCACTACTATTTCATCTTTCACAGCAAATAGTATTACAATCAATAAACCAACAATTCGTAGTTTGATTTCAGGATCAAACTTCACCGTTACAAATGCAAGTGGTGATAGAACTTTATGCTGCCCACCAACAGATACTTCTCCACCATTTAGCCCTACTTTAGATGGACTAGAAACAGTTTCTGCATCACCAAGTCTTAAAATTCATTCTGGAAATATTGTTTTTGATGCTCTTAGAGTTGGAATTGCAAATACAATTACAACTTATAGTTCTTCTGACGTATCTGCTTGCAGATTGCCAATTCAAACACCATCAGGAACTTTTA